CCTTGATTGTATCCAGGGCTTCCACCGCCATAGAATCCAGCCTCGCCCATTGCGTAATTCGTTACGCCCATTGCTGCGCCTTGAACTGCATTTACAATATTACCACGGCCCTCTGACCTAGCATACCCAAGCTGCTGCTCAAGAGCCATTCTATATTGTCTTCTATTGGCTGCGTCCTCTCTCATCAATCCAGCCATCTGTTGATTGCCAGCGGTGAGTGCGCTCATTCCCCTTTGTCTGGCAGCAATATTCATAGAAGCAAGGCCAAGCCCAGTCTGAACCGTTCCCATAGCACCAAGCCTAGATGCAGCGGAAGACATTTGCCCTCCGCTTATATCTTGAAAATATCTTTGACTTTTTCTTACGTCAAGGGCGTTTTGCTGTCTTGCCAAATCAATAGACTGCTGGCTTATGCCTCTTTCGTATTGCTGCCTAGCAATGTCAATATTTTCTCTGAGAGGTCCAGCTGCCTCAAGAACTGACGGCATCTTTTCTTTTTTCAATCCAGCCAGCTCAAGTTTTGATTTTCTCATCTGACGAGCACCAATCGAGGCTCCTAGAATTGATGAGATACCTTGTGCTGCTACCATCTTTCCTGCTGAAGTTGCCAAAAACGCTGCTATTGCTGGTATCATATATTACAAATATAATTAATTTTACTGAGTATACAATCTGCTATTTGGCCTAAACTTGACGATTGCGTTTATTAGCTTTTGGCTATCGTTTGCTGAGTTTAAAGATATCTTTATCTTCAGCCACTTGCCAAATAGTCTAGAGGTGTCGCCATTGTTAAAGCCAGTGGTATTGCTTTCGTTTTTAATTGTGCTATACCACAAGTCCTCACGAGCCTCAAAGTCACTTAAATCTAGATATGAAACATAGTTTGCCCCAAGAGAGTTTTTTGAACTGGTTGTAAAGAATATGCCAGATGGCTGCTTATCGCTTACAACTTGAATAGCTTCAAATATTTTTGAAACATTCGTGTCATAGTTCATTACCATTGTCAAGTTTGGGTTAAACTTATAAGAATAGTATGTGCTCTCATTCCCGGCATCATGTAGGTATATCTTGTTCTGGTTACTTGGATCTACTGAGAAAAATGTATTTCTATATTTTAAGTAAATGTTTGGATAATAAGAGTGGAAGGAAACAAACCCATCCTTTACCTCATCATACGCAACAGTAAAATTATACTGACCCTCATCTCCTGGCTTTCTATACTTGAATGTAAAAATAGCCTCAGAATATTTATCGTTCCATACGCCATGAATACCGAGGCCAGTAAGGTGGTAAAGGTCTTCAGCATTATACTTTGCGTTGTTTGTCATGAACGAGACAAAGCCACGATCGCTAATAACTCTTGTGCCGTCAGCCCCAAGCCTTACTATTTTTTGCAAGTTATCATTAACCCAATAAAACGTATCCTTACCGTTTGACCCAGACCCCTTCACATGAGACCACTTCTTATTCATGCCTATCGAGGTAAGCTCTTGACCCGGTATTCCCAATATAGAGCCAGCGCCAACCACAATGTCGGCCCCGTTGCTGGCGTTAACCAAACTTCCGTCTCTAAAGTACTGTCTTTGTACAGATCTATCTTGCCATGTATAGAAATTTGAGCTCAATACTTCGTGATGCCGTATCGGGCCGTTTGTAATGTCAAGATCAGCAAAATCAAGTGGCTTAAATATTCTATAATCGTCTCTAGTAGACCCTATGAATTTTTTCGCTGACCACACAATTCTGCTTGGTAACTCTCCAGTATAATCGGAATCTTCTTCCTTATATCCCCTTTCTGTTATACTATTGTCCACATGGTTATAAGAGCTATTGTAGTGAAGCTGTCTACTTACCTCTGGCCATTGCTCTAGCCAGTAAAACAAGCCAGATCCAATACTGCCAGACTCAAGTGTTGAAGACAGCGTAGACGTACCAGACAAGAACCAATATCGCCCGGCATATTCTTTATCGAGATATTGCGGGAATTGATACCCCTCCCCAGTAAACGTCAAGTCGTGTGGAACTATATAGGCCATTTGTATATTTCCCACGTTTTGAGAATAAAGTGATATGCCGTAGCCACCGCCCCACAGACCATTAGCAGAGTGTGGCATTCGGACAAGGGCCATGTGAGACGCTTGAATAAATGAATCTCCCCCAAACACAGATATCGAATCTATGGTTCCGTTCTGACCTGGGTCTAGAACGTACATATGCCCCGTGCTTTGATATTCTGTAAGCTCTTTGCTAGATGGATACTTTTTATTGCCACCAAGGTCCCTAAATATCTGGCCATACCACATTCCGTTGTCTGCAATTGCAGTATTGCCATGAGCTGTGTTATTAATCCTAAATAACTCACAAGATGCATTTACAGACTGCATATACCCAGAATAGTCAAATGAGTTCTCTACTACCAATCCACCCATTGTGGCATTATTGCCCTCGTTAAGGTGCTGGTGTTCTAAAACATTAAACGATGTATATTCCTCGGTTGTAGCGCCAAAGTAACCGCCATATTCTCTATAGTGAGATGTATTTGATCCGTCTGCGTGTCTCTGAGATGAATTAGAGGAATAACCCGAAAAGGTTCCATATAAGTTTGGAGCTGCCGCTAACCTTATCTCGTCCTTAGAAAGGTCCGGAGAATAAGACGTAACGCCATACTTTAAATCCGGGCTATAGAAAAACAATATATTTGACCTGTCTGCCGTTCCAGTTCCACCGCATGTTGAATTGAAAGAGAAAAGCGTAGGGGCTCCACCAACAGTCCCGTAACCCAATGATAGATTCTGGGCCGTTCCAGATATATAGCCAGCAGATCCAGCTAACGGCTGAGCAACCCCAGAAAGAGACCCGTTTGTGTATCCAAAGAATGGGTAAACGGGAACTGTTGGGTGTCTTTTTTCTGTAACTAGGCTTGTGTCAGCGGCAGCATAAAAAATGCCAGTAGCAATAACCTCTGGGATTCTTTCACTTCTAACAAACCTAAATGCCGCTATAGCGTCTCTTACCTTTTGTCCGAGGCCCGGAATCACATAATCAAGATTTACATTATGAAAGTCAACGTAATAGTGCTTTGTGTAGTTCAAGGAGGAGTCTTGAAGGTTTATGTCCACACCGGTTGATGATGTAATCCTTCTATTGCCAACGACATTAGAAGACGCTAAATCAATTCTAATATCGTCAACCCAATACGGAAGAGACCATTTGCTAGATGACTTCCACATAACCTGCACCCCAAATCTATACGTTTCGTTATATATGTATGAAGACCTGTTTAAGACATTCTCTGGATCCACATACTCATTAAAGGTGTGGTCTGTATATGACTTCCTTGGGGATGCAAGATTATTAAATGAGTGCCCAATGCTATCAATAAAACCCTGCTCGATTGAGTGAGTTATGGATTCTGCCCATGATGTCAAGTCATAGTCTACGTGCTCAACAAGGTTGCTAAGAACAACCCGGTTTTCAAAAATCCTAATGTTCTCAGCTGACTTGTACTTAGATGTAATTGCAATTAATTCCTCGTTAGATATTGGAATACTATCTTGGCCAAGATCGCTGTGCACCACGTCAATTTCAGTCTGGAACTCACCAAGGACATATCTTTGAACAACTTTAGATGTAAACGAAAGCCTTCCATACTCAAGGACCACTAACTCAAAATACTTATAAACACCAGGAGTTATATTTTTAACAGTAAGCGAAACGCTTTTAGACGTAAGTGTCCCTTCATCGTCTCCGACAATTTCACTAGGTATGCTAACGTCTTTAGAGTATATGTTTACCGGGTTTGTTGGGTACATGAAGTCTGTTGCAGAAAGCGAGTCTGTTAAAAAACGACCTGTATACCTTTTGTTGCCAGCAGATATATTTCCACCAGCACTTAATACGCTAATATTGTCAAAGTATGCAGCTGGCGCTTGAACAAAAAGATTTGACTCGATGTCTATGGTTTGCAAATCGTATTTACCGCCATTAGAAAAAAGCATTCCATCTGTTGTCCCAAGCAGCGTTTCGTCAACATACATTGCCCTTGGTACGTTGTTGCCGTCTGTCCAATAAAGATTTACCGTATTTGAAACTTTTTCAATTTGAGGATCTATTCTTCTTTCCTTGTTAAATCCAAGCTTCTTTGACTTTATTAGCCTTGTATATGTAAAAGTGGCACCATTGTCAGTTGTAGACATTATGCCAATTTCAGAAATATACGAAGTACCAACAACATCTACATCTTCGCTTGCGAGCCAAACAAACAAATTAGACTCATATTCTATAGACCCGATTACACGATACGAACCAGATGGAGAAACGTATTCCTCAATAAGCCTAAATGAGCAAAGTTCAGATTGCGTATTGTGTACATTGAAAATATAGTCTGTGTCTAATGTGGTTGTTACATCAAAATATGCTGAGTATGTTCCTGTTGAGAACAATCCACCAATGGTCAACAATCCACCATACGCTGTATTTGAAAGTGCGTTCAAGTACCCCTGAAGTGTACTTGCGTATGTAGATAGGTTTGTTGTAGATATCGACAATCCAGTGTTTGAGAACACGGATCCAGACGAGTTTTCTAAATATAGGCTACCGCTATTGGACGCAACAGCTCCGCTAGCAATAGAAGAAACATCAATATAAACCCTATATTTTTTGGACGTATTTGAGTAATTTGGGATTGTAGTTTTTAGCGAATTTCCAATAACCCCCATAACGCCACCAAAATTAGACCCATCAGTTTGACGGTGTCTAATATCGTTTGCATCCTCATAGTTACCTCTTCCAATATATGCTGGATCGGTATCTTTATCTATTGAACCAGATGGTGTTACTCTTACTTGCATTATGTATTAGCCAATTTCTGTGTTTGATATTCTCTCTGGAATGACTGCATTACATATGCAGGGTACTCCTTAGCATATCTACGGGTATACTTCCACCCAATGTACGCAACAAGCATTCTTTCCCAGTCTTCAGGAATAACAACATTTCCATCGGCATCTTCATTTAGCGCCAAGAACCAAACATCGTATTTGGCTCCATCTTCTTTTGGCTCTTTGAAGATGATGTAATTATCTTGAACATAATAATCAATGTCTGGGCAAAGCTTTGCCTGGTTTGATTTATCTTGATTGCATTGATAAACATAATCTAACTTAAACCAGCACTCTGGAAGTTCAATTTTATCGTTATATACCTCAAGCCTTCTGTGGATTTGCTTGTACTTCTTTCTTGTCTTATGAGACCGAATGGCTTGGTATGTTAAGACCTTAAACCACAAGGCATTGTTTTCATAAGAAACCCCAAGCTCCTCAGACGCTGCTGCTATGACATCTGTTATTTTCATTATCTACCTACCATTTGTTGGTTGTTCTTGTCTTGGCTATCAGGTATATAATCTGGAGCCACACGCATTAATCTCACGACATCTAAGCCGACCATCTCAACAATCTCCTTCTTAATAACAGCGTCAACCGGATAGGCATCGGTGTCAACTCTATAGCCAGGGACATCTGTTGGGACGTTAAACATTCCTCTAATTTGAATTTTTTCAATTTTCAAATTATTGTATACAATGATCTTTGCCTTGTTCTGTTCTAATTGTTTCCAATCCCAATAAATGTCATTACCGGATCTAAACAAAGAGTGCATGGTTAGTGTTGTGAATCCGTTTTTTCTAGCACGATTAAATACCTTTATCCCGTTTGCGTGCCCAACATAAACAAAACCATCTTCATGACCCGTAACAGTAATTGGCGATGGGCAATCAAAGTAAACGGCCCCACACTCCTTGTCACGGTCAACAAAATTAGAATCTACTGTCTGGACCCAAGAGTCATTAATAAAGCGCCCGTTCTTTGAGATGTAATTAGAAATAATAATACCACGAGCAGAGTGAATCTTGTTCTCGAGGTACTCATCGTCAAAACGAGACTCGTCATTTCCAAGTCCAGCCGATAGGTCTTTTCTAATTTCGTCAACTATATCTTTTAGTAGGATCATGGGTTCTCAATAATTGTCTCTTGCGAGCTCCTTTTGTTTTGGTAGTCTCGTGTCTCGGTGGCTACGCTGTACACGCATTCATCCAGTAGCCTATACAAAAACTTTTGTGTATAGTAATCAAGAATATCAATAACACCGTCTGTTACATCTATGTCGTGTGGAGGCAATACCATATAGTCCATTACAATGCTGTACGGGGCTGGATCACAAATAAGCTCTCTGTTTGTTCCAGTTGTGTTTGTCTGGTATTTTGGAGTTTCCTTTCTAGCAGCGCTCAATGATCCCTTTTTTCTATCAGAAAAAGCTGGGCTAGCCTCGTATGTTCTGATTAGGTATACTGGGCTTGATGCCGAGGCCGAATCAAGAAAAAAACTATTTCCAGATGTTTTTAACACTAGGTATTCTGTCCCAGAACCATCCTGTGCGCTATTAACTATATCTCCCTTTCTAAGCAAGTGTCTGCTTGAAACATACTCACCAGAAAGAGATCCGCTAGAAAAAACAATGCTATCAGAGTACTTAAAAGCTACACGAAACAAATGCAAATAATCAGATGGTAGCGTTGCCTTGCCGGATGCAACACTAACGCCAACATCGTTTTTTATCATTTCTATTAACTCGTCATATTCTTTCTGAGTATCTAGATTAGAATACAACTTATCGCACAGGCGATACATAGCCTCTTTAACAAGTCTATTTGCTTTAGAGCTGTCAAGATACTGAGAGTATGCTTTGTCATACTTTTGCTGCAATTGGCTATAAAACTCTGCACCTGTCATATATACAAATATAACGAAAAAAGGGCAGAATAAATATCCTGCCCTTTCAAACACTATGAACGTAAATTAATCCGTTGCCTTAGATCTTGCCTGTCTTTTCTTTAGGGCATCTGTAGCTGGAATTAAGTTCTTTATTTCGTCTGGAAGATCAAGTGGGTCAATCTTCTCAGTTTTTCCATTCTTGTCAATTTTGTCAACCTCTGGTTTTACATAATTTTCAAAAACATCGTTGTCGGCCAGAAGGAATGATACAACCTCATCTATGCTAGTTCCTGCATTTCTGCCAGCGATTTTGTATACAGATCCCTCCTTTTTAATCGTTCCATACACAACGGCCTTGTTTGCATAAACGGTGGCTGTTTTTTCTTTGCCCCTAATTGACAGATAGTCATGCACAAGATCCATGTCCTCAATTGCATATCCATCTAAATCAATTCCAATCAAATTTACAAAAACTTCCTTGTCTGACATTTCACGTGGGTCGTATCCAAGAGCAAACGTCAAGTCTCTTCTTTGCTGCTCAGTCATTGCAATTATCTGTGCAACGCACTCAATCTCCTCAATTAAGAAATTATACTGATATGCAATAATTTCGTCTTTGATTTCTAGCTCAAACTCAGTCATCACTAAGTTTTTATTTTCATACCCATCAGTTTCCACTAGTGGGTGATTTTTCCAAAAGTCAATGATCATTTGATCCTTGAAATCATCTTGATCATAGGTTAATTCTAATGGCATTCCGTTTTCAAAAACGTGGCTGAATACACGATCTTTATCTTCTAGCGTGTTTACAACCTTCTTGCCTCCTCCGATAAGAAATACTTCCTTATCGTTTCTTTTGTCCATGTAAGATCCAACTACGGAAATATTTCCGTTTTGTCTACGTGGAACAATTCTGAATTTTTGTCTCATTTTATAATTATTAATTTTTATACAGTTTAGATAAAAATGAAGGCCACCCGAAGATGACCTCCATTTTGGGGGTTAGTGATTAAGACAACTTAGCCAAGTACTCACGAACTTGAGCCAAAGCAGCGTTAATGTCGCTAACAGTAGCGCCAGAAACATCGGCAATGTCCAAAGCTTTCAAGCTGTTCTCAAGATCTGTAGTAGATACAGTGCTCTCGATATAGAACTTGATAACGTCAGTTCCGCCATAGATAATAGAATCTGCGGTACGAACGTCTTCGTAAGCCATTTCCAAGATGTCATAATTGCTACCAGCAACAGCTCCAGTGATGTCAAAAGCAACCAAATCAGCACCGGTTACTCCAACGGGAGCAACACCAGCTGTTCCAGTTGCAATGGCCTGGTTTCCACCATCGTCCTTAACCTCAGCAATGCTGAAGATGGTATAAGGAGCAGTAGCGGTCAAGGTCAAAACACCAGAAGAGTTAGTGGCTACGATCTCAAAAGGCAAGGCGTTAACCTGGTTCTTCAAAGAAGCAGCAACAGTAGTTACGGTATCAGCACCAGTGATAGTGTGAGATACGATTTGAGACAAAACGTCTGTCAAAGCATCGTTCTTGCCACCCAAATCTTGAACCAACTGGAAAGAAACTACGTTACCAGCAGTCAAAGTACCGCTAATAGTAACAGTAGATACCTGTGCAGTTCCAGCAGAATAAGCAGCCAAAGAGGCTTTCTTGATTCCGTTGTAATTCAATTTTACGTCACCACCATAAACACCAGCGATAGTTAAAACACCATCACTCAATCCACCTGTCAAAGTTGCGCCTGATTGTACAATAAAGTTTTTCATTTTCTAGATTTTTTTAAATTAATTAGGAAGCGAATTCAATCAGACCCATGCGATCGGCAATGCAATGCAAACCACAGTCAGACAGCATATGGAACTCAACAGAATCAACATCACTAGTACCCAAAGAAGCCATAGAGCTTCCAGCGATGGCAGCCTTAACGCTAGAAGCGTCAGAGCTATCCAAGCCGATCATACCGGGAACGTAGTTAGCGATCAATTCATCATTGTTGAAGTGATACTTCTGCAAGGGGCTCAAGTTACCAGAACCATCAGCAGCAGGAACAGGGGTCAAGTCCATGAAGTAGATGCTGTTAGACATCTTGGGCTTACCATTGATTGAAGACAATTCGCCACGGAACATCTCGTCATCCAACAAGGCCCAGCGAACAAAGGTAATGTTCATGCCAGCATAGCTGTACTGCATTACATTCAAGCCTTGAACAGAAGCACCACCGAAGGTGTTCTGGCTACCAGCGTACTGAATGTACTGACCCAACAAGGTCTGCAAGCGAGCCATAGCAGCGCTACCCATCAAAGCAACCAAGTTACGACCGTTATCAGCAGAAACACGAACCATGTTCTCCAAGAAGTCGTTAAAGGTGGCCTGGGTCAACTCACCTGTCAAAGGCAAGTAAGTACCGCCCTTATTGATGATAGACCAACGCACACCGCCAGTAGTGTAATACTCACCATCAGAACCCTGGTGGATGCCACGCTCAGAAAAAGCGTATTTGTATTCCAATTGCTTAGCGAAGGCTTTCAAAGCCAAATCATCATAAGAACGCCACCAGAAATCACCGTTCCACTTAACGTAAGAAGAAACACGATCTCTACGGCTCTGACGGCTGCTCTCACGAGTTACAGCAGTCAAGGCGTAATCTACATCGGGAGTGTAGTTCAAAACACTCTTACCACGGCTATCACGGTTAGCAGAAGCATCAAACAGACGCTTAGCGTTGTGACCAGCAGCAAAGTGAGAGCTAGTGAAAGCACCAACAGTAACAGGCTCCAAATAGATCTTGTTTCCAGCTACATCAACGCTAGTAACACGACCTTGAACCATGTTCTTATCAGCAACGATATCACCTACACGGAAGTTTCCAGCTTTAGAAACTACAACCTCACCGGTAGAAGCAATATTGCTATTGCCGGTAACAGGAGCGAAAACGCCCAAGTTACCCAAAGAAGAAACCTCAACTTTAGGGTTAGGGGTGGAAATTGAAGGAGCCAATTTCGCAGAAAGTTGAGTCAATACGTTGTACCCATAATCTTGTGCATAAACCATCTGCATCTTGTTGGGCAACTGCAAGCCTTTCAACAGCAAAGACTGTGACAAAGGCAAGTTAGTAATAGTTGACATTTTTTAATTTTATTTAAGTTCAAATAATTGATTAAAGGCTTCTTGTGCAGCCTCAAGTCCAGAGCCAACGGAACGTCCACCATAAGTATTATTTTTACTTGGGTTAGAAACTTCTTTAATTACTTGTTCCTTTCCCATGTTTTTGGCTTTCGTCACATTAGCTTTGACCAAATCTTTTCCGTATTTCAGCCACAAAGCAACGGAATACGCTTTTTCTACATCTAGCGAACCATCTTCATTCTGTAGTGTAAACTCTTTCTGTAGGTAACTTGTTAGGTCTTTAGACATTTCGTCTGTAACCTTAAGCCCATAGATTTCGTTGTCAACAATTTTCTGACGGTAGCTTTCCATAGAATGGCTTAACTGTTCAATAGCCTTTTGGCTCTGCTCTTCGCTTGCTTTGAAATTTGATGTCAATTGTTTCAATTTCTCATCGTTTTCCTGATTGAAGCGGTTTGTAAAACCTTCGACTAGTTGTTTCTTTTGAAAAATAGAGGAGTTTTCAAACTCGTAAATTGCGTTTGTTAAATCCTCACCATCAAGACCGTAGAACTTCTCAAGACCCTTCTTGACAATTTCTTTTTCGTCCATCTTGGAATAATCCTGTACTGTATACTCATTAACGAAGTCTTGAAGAGATTTGCCACTCTTCTTGTATTCTCTAATTAGTTCAATATCTGGGTCTTCCTCTATCTTTTGCTCTGTTTTTTTAGTTTCACTAGCAACCGTCTCGTTTTTAACTGGTTCTGGTTGCTTGTCTTCTGAGTCCCACCATGCAGCCTCAACAGTCTCGTTTTTCTCCTCAACTGCCTCAACCTTGGCTGGCTCTGCCACAGGCTCTTGGGCCTTAACTGGCTCTGCCTCTACAACAGGGGCAGCATTAGTGATAATGTCTTCGCCATTGTTAACGTCCTGCAAGTTTGGTTTTGCAGAGTTAAGCTCGTTGACGATTTCACTCAAAAAGTTTTTATCTTCCATTTTGTACAAATTTAGTTAATATTTATATCTTAAGCTAATTGTTGTTGCATTTCATTTGGAGGCATTTGCTGTTGTTGGTTTGCTAGTTGTGGATTTTGCTTCAACTCCTCCCTGTAATTCTTATTATCTTCTCTGAACGCCTCTATTTGTTGTTGCTGTTGCTGTTGCTGTTGCATTTGTGCCATCATAAGCATTTGCTGCATCTGCTGTTGCTTCTCTTGCTCTCTCTTCTTCTTCTTAAGAGTATACTCAAGCTCATTTATCAACTCGGTGTAATTACTGCTTTGCTCAATCTTCAAGTATTCTACCATGTCAATAATGCCATTCTGCATAGCAGCCTGAGCTTGCATCAGAATTCTCTCTCTTCCAGCTTCATCGATAAAGTCCTTGACCTTGATGTATGCGTTAAGTTCTTCAAACTGAAAATCTTTCGTAATCTTCACCCACTCACGACCCCTTTCTGTCAATACTGGAATCTCATTGTCATCGCTATCCATCAAAGAGATCTTATACTGATTAATAGCAAATGACATATGCTTCTCAATAAAACGAATAAAACCTTGATACAGATAAGATGTTCCTAAGTTAGACTGTGCAATTGTTCCAGCTTGTGTCTTAGCGCCCAAGTATCCTTGCTGCTGACCCATTGCTACCTTCGGAACATTTACAATCTCTTCCATGATCCTTTCCTCTTCCATTCGCAAATTGACAAGCAATTGTACGTTTGAATCAAGAGTCATGTCCACCACCTCTACCAGACGGGACTCAGATCCGGGTACGTAATCTTCTCCAGTAGCTGATCCGTCCGTAATATGAATACCCATTCTCTCGAAATCAGAGATAACGTCTTTGGCTTCTGATGATCCAAGTTTTTGTTTGTTGATAATATAGACCTTGCCTTTTGAGCGAGTCATCATTTTTGTGATCTCGTTTGTGATAAAGTCAATACGATCTTGGTGTTTATGAAGTCTAGATACAATGCTTCTGTTCTCACCCATTACCATATTTGGCATAAAGATTTGAATAGGCATTTCAACGTCTCCTGGATTATCATGCTTGCGTACAATATTAGTAGCCTCACCAGTCTCTACAATGTATTTATTGCCAATCAATATACCTTTATGAACGGTCTTTGTCCAATACTGACCTTTTCTTTGCTTCTTAATTCTAGCGTAGTGGGTATTTCCAAACTTATCGCTTGTTTTTTCATACCCAAGATCCTTCATGCCTATCCAGTATCCCTCTACAATTGCCAGTGTTGGTATATTGTTATATGTAAAAGCCCATGTTGTTGCATATGGGTGTGTGGTTAGATCTAGCAATTGGTAAAGGTTATTGGAGGTCAGAGACCCAATCTCTTTGATTTCCTCCGCTGTTAAATAATCTTGGTATCTTTCGATAATATCTGCCGTTGATAACCAATTGATTTCTCCGACAAACCGCATCTCAGATAAGTAGTCGTCATCATGCGATCTATCAATGATCATGTTTTGTGGCAGAACTACATCAAAGTATTGCTTTCCATTCTCAATCCTATTCTTGATTCCACAGTATCCACCCAGAAGTACATACAAGAATGCCTGTTTGTATTTGTTTAAGAAGTCATTTCTGAGTAAGATGTCCTTTGCCAATTGCATGGCAACAATCTCAGATCTCTCCTTGTAGTCCTCTTCCATGTAACGAAGGAGCTCTTCTGGGGTTTCAAATTCCTTGTTTTGCCCAGTAGCGTCCATCTTCATTCCGGCAGATGCCATGATTTCAAAGAATTCTGGCATATCGAACTTGAGCATTTCAAGCTCCATGATATCCGTTTTCTTGTTTTTAGCTGCCTTTGAAGTAGCTCTAACGCTTGGATCAATATTTTCGATCAATTTTATTGCATTTCCGATCATAAAATCAATCAGAGCAGTAATCTTCTGTCCATTGATCCAAACTGTCGGCAAATCGCAATTATTTTGATCCTGGGTGGTATAATAGTAGTCTTTATTGTATTGCCGTCCCAGATAATATGTAAAAAGGCGTACAATTTCATCAATAGGATTCTCAGCGTCCTCTGTTCTGCGAATTCTATTTGTCCTATCATTTCTCTTATTGAAATGAGACATAATGAATTCAAGATTTTGTTTGTACCAATCCCGGTTCTTTTTTTCCTCAGATACGAACTGAGAAGGCTGGTGCTTGAACTGATAACCCATTAATTACAAATATAGTTAAAAAAAACAAATTTATTATAGGTTAATTTTTGTTTATTGCCTATACTGAGGATGTGTCTAAGAACTTGGAAATTTATTACTCTAGATCCTCTCTTAGGGCATACCCCCCTTTCCCCCCTTTCACAAAAAAGCGTGAACATTGGGAAAAAAGGAGCGACTAAGAGATGATCTGTTGTAATTTTATTACTCCGTCACCTCGGAACCCATGAAGAATTACCCCCATTACGCAATCCGGGTCCGATGCAAATGTACAAAACAAAACGATTATTCCAAATCGTCTGTATGATAAAATTCTGGACGAAGTATTCTCAAGTAAAATTCTATGTACTCGTCACCACGGCTAACGTCTTTCTTTTCAACAAGTAAGCGGTAGATATACTTATCATTGAAATCGTACTTTTTTTGTAGGATGTCAACAAATGGCTTGATAACATTGTCAATATCGCTTGCCTTGTTTGAAAAACCAACCTCTATGAATAGCTCTAGTGGCTGCTTATCAAAGTCGATGGCAATATCAGGCAACATCATCAATAGCAGTTCTTCATACTTTTTGTATTTGTCTGTCTTGAATTTTCTTCCTTGCCATGCCTCGTTGACCGATAACGGCTTAACGAGCAGCTTTTCTGAAAATAAAAGGATACTTCGTTTTGGTGATTTCTTCATTTGCTGATAAATCTGTGAATAGTAAAATTTCTATTGGGACTCCGTAGAACATAGATACAATAGCAGCGTATCTCATATTAGTCAGAAGGCTTCTGTACTTTATGAATTTCTCGTATCCTAAGGGGATAGTAGCCCCAACGTACTCCTTTACATTGTTTACGCTTGGTAGCGTTTTGTGTATCTTGCCTAGCAGGTCGATATTTCGATGAAATGTTAAGCTGATGCTTCTTAGCTCGTCTTCCATGTATATATCGTAAAACATACCACGGATCTCGCTGATCTTGCTTTGTTCAACAATGTATGGTAAACCTTGTTTTTTTATTTCAAGGATTTGTCTTTCAAGATCGTCTACGGTCATATATCAAGAGCGTCAATAAATTTTCTGTTTTGCTCAATGTGCTTTTTAACCTCACGCATCACGATCAGTATCTTCTGGTGGTTGCTTAAGCTTTTACCAGACATGATATTATATACATCATACTTGTTAACGTCATACACATCCACGGCCTCAACAATGCGAGCCATGTCACCTCTCTTCAATTGTCTCTTCAGTTTTTTGATTTTGTCTCTGAGTTCATCATTCATGGTAACAAATTTACAAAAAAGTATTGCACGTTACAAATTGTCGTATATATTTGCATATGGCTTTATCACAATTACAGGATGGAGCAAGTAAGATTTACTTGACTATCCGAGAAGGCAAGGTAGCTCGCAAAGATGGCGAGAATTGGGTTCTTTACAACAGTGTATCTGGAAAGATTGAAGAAATTGGTACACGTGAGAACAAGTTTGGTGAGCAGGAATGCTTTATCGTTTTAAACGATATGGGAGAGCGCTATCAGCTTCAATTGAAGTTGGCTAGTTCTTATTTCCGTGCATTTGCTTCCATGGCAAACAATATTGACGCAAACTCTGCCGTTGAGTTTGTGCCGGTATTAAAAGAGGAAAACGGCAAGAAAAATGTAGGTTTGATTCTTATGCAAGGCGGTTCAGCCGTAAAGTGGGCTCACACAAAGAGCAATCCGAACGGAATGCCCGAGCCCGAGGTTATGACCAAGAAGAGCGGAGAAAAAATCTACGATTGGTCCGAGAGAGATGCATTTCTTATCGACCGTGTCAATGAGCTCAATTCAAAGATTGGGGTTCAGAAACCAGTAGAAGAGAAAGAAGTAGAGGACGATTTGCCATTCTAAGTAATGAAGGTAGCAAATAAGAGTCTAGCCAATCAAATTGCAGACCATGTGCAGCCAAAGCACATGAAGCACTACGGAAACGAGCAGACTAGTATTGTTCGTCAAAGCAGTGTGAAAAGTGCTGTAGAGTTAATGTCATCAATTATATCTTGCGAGGGATTCAAGGACAAGGAGCAAACAATCAAAGACACTCTTGAAATCGCACAACGCATTGAAGAATGGGTTACAAGATCGTAAAGATAGACAAGGAAAGCCAGCCAGAGGATTGGTTGGCTTTCCGCTCTGGCGGTATTGGCGGTTCTGAGATTGGAACGCTAATGGGTGTTAACCCATGGAAGAGCGCTATTGAGTTATTTTACCAAAAGGTCGGTTTATTTGACAGTAAGGTTGACTACAATATGCCCATGTTCATGGGTAATGTATTGGAGCCAATTGTTGCAGATCTCTTTGAGTATTGGGACGATGGGGATAATCTGATTACAAATCACGTTACCGGGATCCGCCAAAGGAAGTTGCAGGAGATTACTGGTTATGTATTGAATGACGAGTACCCTAATTTATTCTTTAGTCCAGACCGATTGATTTCTAAAAGACCTGTACAGAGAAAGGATAAACTGATTCGCAAGAACATTGAGGGTATCGTAGAGATCAAGACAATATCGAATTGGAGTGCAAAGCAGTGGGTTGGTGGGCTACCC